ACACGATTGATCTGCTTTCCATCGTGCGCCGAATCTCCAACATTGGCCCACGTTGCCCAACTCAGGGACGCTACCAACTATGTCAGGCAGGAGATGCCCAGAACGCAAAAGGCCGACTTCCTGAGAAAAAGTCGGCCTCGGCGGGTTTCCCCAATGGGTCGGATCACTCTTTCTCAGAGAGGGAAACCTATTTGAATTCGACCTGAAGGTGAAGCATTTATATCGCGATGCAAACTCTTTCTGCTGAAATTCCGCTGGAATACTCCGTAAAACTAGGGATCAAAAACCGGAGAAAACCGGATAATTCATATTCATTCAGAGGGGGACTTTTCGTTCTTTTCGTGCTTTTCGTATCCCAGTAAAGAACGACCAAGGCTATCCGGTGCCGCCTATGTGAATGCTTTTTCTCACAAATGAGAAAAGTTCTTGCATTGATTCTCATTTGTGAGAATATCCTAAATCAGCCCCAGCAATGGATAAGCTGAAAGCCGGTCTACGAGGTCTTCAATGAAGGCAACCAAGGAGCACTGGAAGCAACGACTTCCGACACTGTCCACAACGGACAGGTCACCTCACCTCATCACACCAAAATCATGGCTACCATTGATACATTCTACCCAACAGAGTTCGAACGCTCTTTCTCCCAGGCTCTCCAGCAGATGGATTCGCGCCTGCTCAATTCCGTTACTCGCGCCGATTTCACCGGCAAGAAGAAATGGTTCAACCTCATCAACGATTCCGAAGCTCAGGACGTTCTCACTCGCAAAGGTGACACGCCTGACGGTGAATTCGACGGTTCGAAATACTGGCTCACCCAGCGTCCGAAGGAAAAAGTCACTGTCTTCGATGAGTTCGACAAGCACTTCCTCGGTTCCATCGTTCTCCCAACGAGCGACGAAGTCCAATCCCATGCGATGGCATTCAACCGTGCAATCGATGACGTGATCATCAACGCCTTTGACGCTACTCGCTACATTGGTGAAGACGGCACGACCAGTGATGCGTTCAACTCCAGCTATTCTATCGCGTCCAGCTATGTTGAAACCGGATCCGCCGCGCAGAGCGGTCTTACTATCGGCAAACTTCGTCGGGCCAAATATCTGATGGACTTGGCTGAAGTGCCAAACTCTGACCGTATGCTCGTCTGTGGTGCTCAACAAGTGCAAGACCTCCTTCGCACTACTGAAGTCACCTCTGATGACTACAACAGCATCAAAGCTCTTGTGAGCGGTCAGGTTGACACCTTCCTCGGTTTCAAGTTCCTGTCCTCGCAGCGTCTCATCAATGCCACCGTTTCCTCGGTCACTGACATCCGTTCCTGCTTCGCCTTCCACAAGACGGCAATCAAGTTCGCCATGTCCGATCGCAAGGTGCAGATGGACATCCTTCCTACCCGCCGGCATGCGCTTCAGATTCGCTCGACCATGATGCTCGGTGCTGTCCGCACTGAGAATGAGAAGGTTGTCCGCATCTATTGCGATGAGTCCCCATAACACCTGAACTGATTGGGGCGGTGTAAAAGCCGCCCCTTTCTTAACAATCTAACAAACCGCTAAAGTTCAACACTCAATAAATTACCAATATGGCCGCACTTACTCCTACTGACACATTCTATCTCGGACAGGTTTCCGCTCTTACTGACGGTTCCGAACGTCCAACAAAAGCACCGCTTCAAGGCGGCACCTTGCACAGTATTCGCGTCAGCTACGCTCTGACTGATGCTGAAGCTACCAGCGACACCTTGGCTCTGTGCTACCTTCCTAAAGGTGCTCTTGTTCATCGTGCTCTCAGCTACATCGAACTGATTGACCCAGGAACCGGCACGCTGGTTGTTGACGTTGGCACCTCCAGTAATGGTGATTGCTACGCTGACGGCATCGACCTATCCGCAGGTGGTTCCATCAACTTTGGCTCAACTGTTGCTGGAACGGCTGGCGATCTTGCCTCCTCGGTGCTTGCCACTACGGACAATACGTTGGTCACGCTGACCTGCGCCACCGCTTCCGGTGCGCTCGCTGGCACGATTTATGTGACTATCACATATTCGATCTTCAACTAATCAGTAATCAACCAAAGAGCGGAGCGGTGCTGTTGCACTTCTCCGCTTTTTGTGTATTATCCCATCACTATGGCAGCAACAGCAACCGAGATCGCAAATCTGGCAATTGCCCACCTAGGTGGACGCGCATTGACAGCATTATCAACTGACAGCACTCAGCAGGCTGCAAGCATTCGTAAATGGTATAATCCTGAAGCAGGCACACCGGTTTACACTGCACTCGATGAAACGCTGCGAGCACATCCATGGAATTTCGCCACTGCCCGTAAACGTCAAACTGTGACGTATCACACGTTGACCGGCACAGCCGTTACCAATTCCAGCGGGTTGATTAATATCACACATCCAGGTCATGGCTATTCGACTGGTGATCGAGTTTATGTGAAGGACGTCGCCGGCGTTACTGCTGCAAACGGTCAATGGTATGTCACCGTATCTGGCAATAATTTCACGCTCGACGATTCCGTATTCGCCGGCACCTACACGAGCGGCACCGGATCTGTTGTTGGCATTCCTCAGTTTGCTTATGACTTCCAGCATACGCCACCGGCTGATTGTCTGCGCCCCTTGTCGATCAATGCTGACGGTGGACAGAATGAAGACGATGGATCTGATTTCCTGCTCGAAAAAGGGCTGATCCTTTGCGATGACGAGACGATCAATCTGAAATACATCCAACGTATCACGACGATTCCAAGCTATCCCGCTGATTTTGTGACGGCGTTCAGCTATCTGCTCGCCTCATATATCGCTTCTGACACAGCCGGCAGCAGCGGTCGAGCAACTGAGCTTCACCAGTTCTTTACGAAGGCAGCATCACCACCTGTGAAGTCACGAGATGCCAACGAGGGAAAAGGCCGGCGCATCACTCCGTTTGATGACTCTCAGGTTGTCCTTTCTCGCGGAGGTTATTCACTATGAGTTCACAGATTCAAACGATCAAAGCAGTCTTCAACGGTGGCGAAATGTCACCGATTATGGATGGGCGGACAGACTCTGAGAAGTATGCAACCGGATGCCGCATGGTGGAAAACTTCATGGTGCGCTCCTACGGTGGAGCGTTCAAACGACCTGGCACAAGGTTTGGAGTGACAGATAGCGGCATCTTGAGAGTTATCCCGTTCAGGCGCAGCACTGACGTAAACTTTGTGCTTGCCTTCAAAGTAAACTCAATCGTGGTGTATTCCTACACCGCCGGCGCATTCACCTCGATGACTACCGTCACGACCGACTACACGTCCGCAGAGATTCCATTGTTGCACTACGTCCAATTGAATGACGTGATGTTCTTCACCTGCTCGACCAAGCATCCAAAGCGTTTGACGAGGAATAGCGACGGGACGTGGACATTCGTCGATGTGCCATTTGATTTTGCGCCTGTGCTCGGTGCGCCGAAGGATGCGACGACGATGCGCCTGCTGTATAATGCAGACGACTGGAACACGAGTTCAACCTACACCAAAGGGAACATTGTCACGCTGCCATTCACGCAGGCAATCACAGGTATCGCGATATCTGGTAGTCTTCACCGAGTTACCGCTGCCGCACATGGATTGAGTAACGGAGACACTGTGACAATTTACGGAGTCGCTGTGACGAGCGCGTTGGGAACATGGGTCATCTCAGGGAAAACAGCTAACACTTTTGATCTTGTTGGTTCTGCCGGCACCTTAACCGGCACCTATGGTGCTGCAACAGGAGCATTCTACGTCACCACAAGTTCTGACTACATCCGCACTTTTGTCTATGAATCAGCAACGACATCGACTGCTAACATATTCAAAACAGCAGATTGGACTGAAGCAACATACAGTTCATCTTGGAACGTAGGTGCCACCTATGCCTTCGGCCAAATCGCTGAATACCAAGCAAGCAACTATGTGTGCATCACGGCCGGTGCTGCAACTGCGGCAAATGCTCCTGATGGGGCAACTCCTGCATGGGTTCGCGTAAACTACAAAAGCAGCGGACTCCAGATTACTAATTATAGGCTGATTAGTAGTTTGAGCACAACATTCAGTGCTGATGAAATTGGCGCAAACTGGTTACTCTCCCCAAGCTCAACAAAGAGGTTTGCTAATGAGGTGATGGGAACCGCAGCAGTTTCAACGACTACTAGTTCTTCTGTATTTATTCAGAATGAATTCATCTTTAGAACAACATGGGCATCTGCATCTGCTCCAATAACGACTGTAGTTCACATTGAAGAATCACTTGATCAGGTTAATTACTCAACACTTCGTGAGTGGTATATTAATGATCTAAATGAAGGGACAATATCCTATTCAGGCACTGCCCCAAACACTGGAGGATGGTATCGAGCGACAACAATTCGACCCTTAGGCACAGCAACAACAGCAGCAAGAATGACTCTTGAGGCAGTGAATGGCATTCTTAAAATACCATTCATTCTCAATACATATTCATCTTCGACTCCGTATCAATTCATCGGAGTTCCAAAGCTCGCAGTGAATTCATTGATTCCGAACGAAGTCCTTGGAAGCGACTTTGCCATTTGGCAGAAGGCGGCATTCTCTGTCTCTCGTGGGTATCCTCGCACACTGGCATTCCATGATCAGCGGTTGTTCTTCGCATCGACGACAACTGAGCCAACACGCATTTGGGGGAGTCAGACAGATGACTTCTACACATTCCTAACCGGTGCGCTCGACACGAGTGCGATCGATATGACGCTTGCGGCTACTCAGGCGAATGAAATCCAGTGGTTGGCATCATTCAAGCGCACGATGGTCATCGGCACGAGCGGCGAAGAGTGGACGTTGGACACAGGTGATACCGATTCAGCCTTAACGCCGGCGAACATCAGACTTCGCCGGTGGAGTAGATATGGATCATCACACCATCAGCCTGTTCTTTCGGGCGACTCCCTGCTGTGGTTGACACGAGATGACCGTTTGCGTGAGTTTGCCTACGTCTTTGAGAAGGATGGTTACTCTGCGCCAGACATGATGCTGCTCGCTGAACACATCCCAAGCAGATCCTCGGTGGAGTACATGACATATTCACAGTCACCTGACCCGATTGTGTGGCTCGTGCATTCTGACGGTTCATGGAGCGGATTCACCTATGATCGTGAGAACTCGGTCACAGCCTGGCATTCGCACCGGACATTTACCGGCGACAAGATTCTGTCCCTTTGCACGCTCTACTCGTCATCGACCGCAGCAGATTCGCTCATTTTCCTAACAAACCGCAAAAGTGGAACCATCAACCTTGAGTCCATTGATGGTTCCATCATGATCGCAGCGGTTACGTCATCAGACGTGAACTATGCATCCGCATCAGCAACGCAACATTCGACTGGCAAAGCAGGGTTCTTTTGCGATTGCTACAGCATACTGACTCCGACAGGAACAACCACATCGGTATTCACTGTGTCAGGCAATGCCAATCTAACGAGCCGATCACTCATTCTCGGCACATCGTCGGTGACTGATACCGGAGCACCAATCGAAGCTACGGCCGGCGCAAGCACAGTGACGTTTGCGCTGTCTTCTGTGGCAGCACCAATGAATGTCGGTCTTCCTTATGTTGCATACATCATTCCGAACAGAGTCGAGATCCAGCTTCGTGAAGGCACCGCTCAGATGAGGAGATGGAGAGTTGCTCGTGCAGCATTCCGACTGTTTCGCTCATTCTACGGTCAGGTCTGGAACAGATTGTCAGGTGCAGACTACACCTACAGCAGTCGGATCAATATCGACAACATTGATGCGTTCCCAGTATCTCCATCACTCACTGCGACCACCACCGGTTATGTCACCGGTCAGACATTGCCTGACCCTGTGAACCATGACTGGGGCAACTGCTTAGACATCGTGATCGCATCGAAGCATCCTCTGCCATTTAATCTCACCGGCATGATACTGGACGTTGAGATCGACGGCACATCGGGGGCTGGAAGATAATATGATCACTGTCCGCAAAATCACTGACAATGACCTTCCAACCTTGCAGTCTTGGGCAAAGGCTCGTGGGTGCGTGCTTCTTCCTAATCTGTTAAGCCCTCACGGATTCCTCGCATGCGATGATGACAAGCCTATTCTGTGTGCTTGGGCGGCATTAACGATGGATGTTCCCATTGTGCAGATTGATCATGTTTACCTGCCAAGACGCTTTAATCTCAATGATTTGAGGGTAGCATGGACTTTGATTCTGAATACAATTCGCGCATGGGTCAAAATCATCAACGATCTCAATGGGTATGGCTATTCACTTCTCGAGATTGTGATGAATCCTGTCATGGAATTTGAAGCTCAACGTGCAGGCGGAATAGTATCTCAACGCATGTTCAAAAAATGTCATTACATCATCTAAATTATGGGACTTGAAACAGCAACTATTATTGCCATTGCGCAAGGCGTTAGCGCCGCTGCTGCCGTTGCTGGTGCCGGTGTGGCATATTCATCGGCCCAAACTGCTGCTAAACAGGCAGAGCTTAATGCTCAGGCTCAAGCTGATGCTATCGGTCAAGAGCGATCCAGACAAGCGCTTGAGGCAGGCGAGAACCAACGTCGCGCAGTGGTTGAGCAACGTCGCGTGCGCGCTCAACAGCTAGCATCAATGTCGTCGTCGGGCGCAATGCTAGGCACGGGAACAAGCCTTGCCATTGAAGCCGATACGTGGGCAAAGCAGCAGACAGAATTGGCCGATCAGCAGCGCATGGCCGACTTGTCACAGCGTAACCTCGGTTTTCAGCAGTCTAATACGCTGGCAATGGGCGCACAGCAGGCCGCGCAGATTCGATCAGAGGCAGTTGGCACGGCCATCTCAGGGCTAGGGCAAGCGGCTGGAAGCGCTGCTTCAGCGTTCTCGACACGTCCGCAGCCTGCATCTGGCGGATCGACAGTGCCAGCAGGTTATAAGCCAAAGAGCGTTTCTCAGCGTCCAGCAGGATACTAACATGGCACGAATCCCAATCCTCCAATCTCCAGGCCAACTAAACACTGGCAACCAAACGCAACAGACCGCAAACCTGCCAGCCGTAACGAATGCCAGTCTAGGCAAGGCGCTGGGTAATGTCGGTCAGGTGGCAATGGACATCGCGGAGAAGTCAAAGCGTGCCAACGACGTGACTAATCTCACGAACGCCAGCATGACGATGAACAAGGCGCAGATGGACTTTGCTACGTTTCAGCAGAATAACCCAGACGAGAAGCAGTGGTTGCCTGAATGGCAGAAGATTCAGACAAATCTTGAGCAGCAATTCAATGCGGCTGAACTTACGCCAGATGCACGAATGCAGCTCACCAATCGGTTTTCTGACTGGAGTATGCGCGGCACGATTGGCGTGCAGTCGGAAGCATACAAGCAGACTGGAAAAAACGCTGGTCTTGCGGTTCAAAACGCTCTGATTGTCGCGCAGCAGACGGGCAACTTTGCAACGGCTCGGCAAGCAGTGGACGACTACAATCAAGCGATTCCATCGTCGCCACAGGAACAGGAAGCAATGCGCTTGCAAGTTGCTAATTCTGAAAAGAAGTTTCAGGCTGAAGTTTTTCAATCTCAAATCAGAATGGCGCGTGAGCGATACGACGGCGTGGGCATGGCTGATGCTGTTATTTCTGCCGAGAAGCAGGGCATCATTACGCCGCAAGAATCAAAGGAGTATTCAATTGAATCGCTAAGAATTGAAGCAATGGGCACCGTTCGCCAGATTGCCGACGTTGATCCCGTCATTGCCAAGGCCAAGATTAAGGCGGGCGCTTTTCCCGAACTTACGCCAGACGATAAGGTAAAGGTGGAAAATTATGCAGAAGGCGTTCATCGTGATTTTCAGCAACGCGAGGTTTTAGGCTTTGCTAATTTTGTCGTCAACGGCGGCAATCCAAAGGACTTTAAATTTCAGTGGAATTTGTCAGACGCCAAGCAAGCCGAATTACGCGAAGCCGCAACTATTCCAGCGCCACTTACGGAAGCGCAGGCGTCCAGCAAACGGCTAGAACTTGAGGCGCGAATTGGCAAGTATGACATGGATAAAGACCCTGACCGATTGGAAATGCTTCGCATTTCAGCGGACCTTGACGCCTACAAGCAAGCCGTGCCTTACATGGCTTCTGATTTAGCGATGTCATGGGGCGGCAAGAAAGGCGGCAGCAAAGGTAATCTTGCCAGTATGGAAATTGGCGACAACGACGATTACATTGCCAAGCTCTACAAGCCAAAGATGGACGCGCTGCTTGATGACAAGGGCGCAATCAAAGCGGGAAAAGAGGCCGAGTTTCGCAAGCTACAATCCGAAGCTACCGAAAAAAAGAAGCTTTTCCGCGCTCAGATTGGCGATGACCCAACGCCAGAAAAGGCACGCAAAACTTCACAAAACATTCTGACAATGCCTGTCGCGGATGAGGTCGCTAATTACTTCGACATGTTCGATAATCCAATCCTGCCAGCACTTAACGCACAGCCGCAAAACATCAACCCATGACGCCTGAACAAATCACCGAAGAGCGCTCGCGCCGTTTACGCTCTGCATTCTTGGATCAAGAATTCGGAGGCGCTAAAGCTCTTATGGATGATTCCGCATTTGGCGGAGTCGTGGAAGACAAGGAGTCGTTTCTCACATCTTCCGCCGTTGCCGGATGGGCTGGCGTTGCGCTGAATCGTCGTGTCAATCCTGCATCTCCAGAATGGCAAGGCATCAAAGATGGTATTGCACGCGGCTACTTCAAGAATCAAGCCGCATCAAATGTCTCAGATGGCGATATGTTCGGCATGATCGCCGCCGATTATCAGGCGCAAGATAAGATTGCAAGCGCCTCTCGAATCGCTGCCGCTCGCGGTGAATCGTGGCTCGGTAAGTTTCGCGAAGTGGAAACGGCAAATGCAGGCTCTATGCTTCCAGGCAGAATGACCAACTATCTCGGCCTTGCTCGTGCTGCTCATGATGAAATGGCGGCGAAGGTTGCGCCATATCGCAGCACGATCAAAACGGTGGCGGACATGGCGCGCAATATCGACACTGCGCCAGATGGCATGGATTGGGGCGCGATGGCTAGCGAGCTGGTCAAGGTGCCAAAGGAAGATCGCCCATATGTCATTGAAGCACTTTCGCTCCAGACTCCCGGCGAATCAAAGTCGGAAGATGGCGAGAGAATCAAACTGGCGTTTCTGCGTGGCATGGAGCGCTACATTGACACGGCATCAACATCGTTGCTCGGATCGTCAATGGCTGACATTGAGGCATCAGCAAGGGATAACCCGTTGCTCACGCCTGCCCAAAGCGGTGAAGTCCTTTCGGCTTCTTCATCCGTGGCTGACTTTCTCGACCTCCGCGACGACATGCGCGACATTGCAACGGGCAAGCTAGCACCGTTAAACGCTGTAAAGTTTGCGGGAATGAATATCGCTGGCGCGGCGGAAAACATTCCAATGACGCTAGGCTCATTCATTCCCTATGTGGGCGCGGCTGTTACGCTTGGCAGCTTCCAGCGCTCGACGTATAACGAGGTTCGCCGAAATAATCCAACGATGTCACGCGATGCCGCGAACGCTATTGCCACCATCTCGGCACCGTTTCAGGCTGTGACTGAGATTGCATCTGACCGCTTTCTTTTCGGTAGGCTTCCGAATCTCAAGCGCGCATTCACTCAGCCCATCTTTACGGCTACGGGCGCGGCTGGAATGTTTGCGACACGGGCAGCAATCGGCACGGCCACGGAAGTCGGCGAAGAGTTTGCGCAGGGCGTGACACCGCTGGCAGTTCAAGACATTGCGATGGCATTAAACAGCGACATTCCAGGCTCCGACTGGGAAGGTTTTCTTGGTGAGTTCGCGCAGAATATGCCAGAATTGATTTCAACCATCCTTCCGCTTGCGATTGTTGGCGCTGGGACTGGTCAGTTGTCAGATTTCCGCGCAGGTCGTGAACTTGCTCGATCTCCTGATATGCTCATTGCTGCGGAGTTTTCGCCTGAATCTGCCGCGAAGATCAGCAAGCTAGCCAATGCTGGCAAATGGAGCGAGGCAGAGGATGCCATGCGGATTGATTGGCAGAAGATCAATTCTAAAGGCGCTGACGTGTCGCAGGTTAAAGCGACGGCAGATCAACGCATCCAAGCGGCTGAAAGGCTCAAAGGACTACAGAAAGAACAATCTGCCATCGCTTCACTCCAAGACACGACTTCACCCGATTACACCGTGAACGTGACTCGATCACCGTCTGGCTGGCAAGTCCAGACTGGCAGCGGAACGGTTCTAACTGTGGACTCCGCCGAAGCTGCTAGGCGTATCGCAGTTGACCTTCGACAGGTCGCAAGCCAGCAAGAAGCCGATTCACTCGTTACGGTCATTGACGACTACTACGCGGCAGGGCGGCAGGCTGAAACCGTGTTTACAGGTGAGACTGTTCAGGCATCTAATGTTGAAGCGGTTGGAGTTGTGGCAACTCGTCGCGATGCCGGCGGCGCCATCCTCTCCCAACGTCAGCTTGGCCCTCAGGCTTTAGAAACAGTCCGCGCAGAGGCTGAGGTCGCCGGCATCAAGACAGGCACACAAGGCATCTTTGCTCACATCAACGGCTCCAATGAGGTCTTCCCGATGCGCGTGGCTGATGGTGCAAAGGAGATCGTCCGCAGGATGAACCTCTACAAGTCGCAGGATGAAGGTCAGCCGCAGGTGATCACATTCCTGCACGAAAACTTTGAATCGACTTGGCGCTTAGGCATGACAAACGGCACGTTCTCAGAGCAAGAGACACGCACAGCAATGCGCGCACTTCTACCTGCCTTTGAAGGTGTAACAGCATTGAACGCCGAAGAGGCTCAATTCATCGCCAATCTACGCACGCTAGCAAACGATCAAGGCAATGAAACCATGCTGCGCGAAACCGTGTCTGAAATGGTCATTCGTGACGTGCTAGGACGTGATCGCCAAGGCCGTGCTACAGGCATGAAGCCTGGCTCAATCTCACGCGCTATTGAAGCGTCTGTCATGGGTGCTAATACCCAAGAGGAAGTCAGCGCACTGAAGAGCATTCTGGCTGCAATTAAAGCGTTCACTGCCTACCTAAAAGGCGTGTTTGGCACAGTGGACGCTATCACCAAAGCCCGCGACGATGGCAAGATCGGCGAGGAATACGATACGTTTATCAACAAAGTCCTCGGCATTGACGAGGTAAAGCAAATGGAGTCGCAAGCGGTCGAGGAAGGAAAGGCTATGCTCGGCGTTGATGCGGAAACGCAGGCGGTGATTGATGCTGGGAACATGGCGTTCAGCGTCTCCCAAGAATACTGGATGAATCATCGCCCAAACGCAGACGGGCCGCGTGCCTTTGATTTGGCGGAGGGCGGCATTTCTCCTGCTGATGTTTACGATCATCCAGAGTGGTATTCTGGATACTCAAAAACAGAGATTGCTGAAACCGTGCGCCAACTAAAATCCGTTCGCGGCAAGCCGGATGCAATGCTGACGATTTATCGAGCTTCACCAAAGTCTGCCATTAATTCAGGCGACTGGATAACTCTTTCAAAGAGTTACGCCACTACGCACGCACAAGGCCCGGGCGATGGGCAAGACTTCAAGATTTGGAGCGCCAAAGTAAAGGCATCTGATGTGCGATGGGCGATGGATGATTTGATGGAATTCGGTTATTTTGGCGATGATTTAGACGCTGCTAATACCGGCATCACCTTCTCCATCTCACCCATCCGCAATCTCAACGAACTGAGCGACCAAGTAGAGCGCCAGTTCAAGGAAAATCCATCGGGCGCGCTTGAGGTGAAGTCCAAAGTCATCCGCCAATTTGCTAAACTTGCAGACAAGTGGAGTCAGGAGCGATGGACGCCGCAGGGCAATAAAGTCAGGCCGATTAGCGAGAAACGCACGGTCAAGAGCTTGGACAAGGAGCAGGCGATGAGGCAGGCGCAACGTGAGGTTGAGCTTGTGAATGAAGGCATGGACAATTTGACGCCGGAGACGCTGATGGCGTGGAGTGAAGGTGTGGGCACGCTCGAAGATGATCCGCTTGTTAAGAAGATGCTGAACAACAACGGGCGCTTAATGTCAAAAGCTACGGCTGCGCGTGAAGGTCGAAACATCAAAGATCAATATGACGATCTAAACTGGATTCCTCCGCAGTGGTATTCCAACGGCAGGACAATCAAGACCGTTGTTATCACGCGCAAGGACGGATCAAGCGAAAGCTTCCCGTCCGCCAAAGTTCCCGCTGAAATCAAGGCTGCAATTAAGTCGGGTGAGGTAAAGGTTAAAATCAACAAGGCAACAATTCCCGCAGTGGGCGGCATCATGCCAGACGTGATGGCGAATAATCTCGGCTTTGATTACGCTTCTGAGATGTGGGCTGCTTTGGAGTCGTCCATTAAATCCCATCGCGCGGCGAAGGCTGGCTACGCTAAGGCTGAAGATGCGGTCAAGGCTGTTGAAAGAGCAGCGTTTGAGCAGGCTCGCAAGGAGGCGCAGGCATGGCGCACCGAAACTGACGCAATGCAGAAAGAGGACTGGTCACCGCGTGAATCGCTGGTGCGTGACCTCATCACGCTAGAGGCTATCGTCGCAATGTTCCCGCAAGAGATTCGTGGCAAAATCGGCGGATTCGTGGCGCTGGCTCGTAAGGCTTCAGAGTCGGCACGGCTGAAGGTGTTGCAGAAGCAGCTTGAACGTGGGCAGGTGCTGCTTGAAAAGCATCTCAAAGATCAATACGGCGAGGCTACCGATAAGCTTTTTGACAAGTATCGTCCAGCGCGCAAGGCGGGCGAGAAGCCGAAAGGCAAGCTTGATCCAGACGCGCAGGAAATCGCGGACAAGGCAGAGAGGGCAATGGAACTTTCAGCGGATCAAACCAACGCCGAGATTGCTGCAATCAACGTGCTTCTTGATGCCGACAATATCAGCGCCGAGGAAGAGGCGAAACTCGAAACAATGCGCGAGCTTGTTCAGCTTCTAGGCGATTGGAAGAATGCCGACTCTGCCCGTCGTGAATCTGCTTTCCTGGCGCTGAATGACGTTCTCTCAGAAGGCTGGGCAAAGTGGAAATTGAAGCAGCTGCTTAAACGTGAGCAGCGCGAGGAAATGCGTAAAATGCTCAAGTCCGCCACCGGAAAGAAAGGCGTAGCGAGCGAGCGCGACAAGATGAAACTGGAGTCTGCAAAGGTTCTAGGCAAAGCAGCGCGGTGGGTTCTAAACCTTTCTTCGTTTGGTGAAGTTATGAAAGCCGTTTTCGGCGAGAAAGCAGCGCGGCAGTTTATCGACAATGAGCGCAACGCATCGAATCAATACGAGGATGCCATTCAGGAATTTAGCGAGCGCATCGATGAGTTTTTCACAACTCTCGCAGGCGGTGTTTTAAAGGGCGAAAGACTGCGCTTTGATCTTGCGCAGCCTACGCTGACAATCGGCGCAGGCGGCATGAATGAGCGTAATATTTCACAGCTTCAGGGCATTCAGGCGCTGCTTATGTGGCAGCAGGAAGACGGCAAGCGCCACATGGAAGGGCCGCGAGATGAGAACGGCGCGCCCGTTGAAGGCAAGTGGAGCTACGATCAAGCATGGATTGACGAGCTGACTAGCAAGCTTTCGCCCGAGGCCGTCGAAGTAAAGAAGTTCATCGAGCAACTTTACGGTGAAGAGTGGGTTCCATTGAATGCGGTTTATCGTGAGCGTCACGGCGTCAATCTGCCGCGCCATGACAAATACGCGCCTATCACCGTAACGCCTCAGCAGGCAAAGGCGGGCGAGATGGTCGACCCTGTTTCTGGTGCTGCAATCGCTGGCTCTATTTTAACCCCAGGCTCCCTGCGTTCTCGTAATCGCTCGGCATTGGCTGAGCCTGAGTTTCGCGATGCTCTCTCGACATTCATCGCTCACACGAAGCAGATGGAGCATTGGAAGGCGTATTACGATTTGGCTGTTGAGATGCAATCCGTTCTTGGCAATCGAGATGTCGGCAACTCAATCAAGGCGGCTGTCGGTGACGAGGGCGCAACCGTCCTCAAAAAATGGGTGGACGTGTTCGCGCAAGGCGGAACCCGTGACGCTGCCGCAGGATTGGCCGTTTCCGATGGCTTGGGCAGGCTTTCGGGCCGTGTGGCTACCGTTGGTCTTCTTGGTCGTTTCTCGACGCTTCTAGTGCAATCAACGCAGCTCGCGGCGGCATCGGTAAGGATGCCAGTCGGCTCGTATCTCAAACGGTTCGCCCTGCTCATGTCTGGGAATCTGCAATGGAGCGATGCAATCAATTCCGAGTTCATTCAACGGCGCATCAAGTCTGCGCCTCCGTTGATCCGGCAAGCCATGCAGAACATCGGCGAGGCTACGAGGCCGAATCAAATCCAGCGCGTCACCCGCCATCTTGGGCAACTGCTCTCTGGAGCTGATGGGTTATTCACAGCCGGAACGTATGCAATTCTCCTCGATTACCACCGCGCGATGGGCGCAAAGATGGGAATGGAAGGCGAGGCGCTGGAATCCTACGCACACGCTGAAGCCGTCAACGCTACTGAGCAAGTGGCGCAACCCGTCCGCACTGGTGCAAGGTCCATTATCGAAGTTACGAACACGAATCCTCTGGCTAAAATGTCGTGGGCCTACGCTTCGGAGGCGCGGCAGAAAGTGGCGCTTTTCGCATGGTCTGCTTACAATGCCAAGAATGATCCAGCGGGCACGGCTAAAACTGCTTTTCTTGTATTTGTCGTCGGCGGGCTAATGTCGCAGCTTCTCAAAAATCTCTGGCGCGAAGCTAAGGGCGATGATGACGAGAAGAAGTGGAGTCCTGAACGGCTCACGATGGCGGCACTATCGCCGATTACTTCCGCAATCCCTGGCGCTGGCATGATCGCAGGCGAGGGCGGTTCACTGTCTGGCGCTCAATACGCTAAGCAGTCCATCAAGGATGTATTTGATGGCAAGGCCGACATGAAAGACGTCGATACTGTTTTGTCAGTTCTCGGCTACTTCAACGACACGGCGGGAGGAATAGCCACGCTTTCACACGCTGGTTACGACTTTGCGCAGGTGTTAGAAAATGCATTTGGTGAAGAGTGAGTAATCGCCCTATCTACAGCAAAGAAATTCAGCCTTCTTAATAATGAGTTGCAAATCTGATAATTAAGACCACCATGTAGCACTTATGGCCGCTTCACAATTCCGCTCTGTAACAGCAACCGCTTCGTATGTCGCTTTGGCGGACATTCCCGCAGTTCGCGTTTCGATCCTCAACGGCACATCTGGCACGCTCCTTATTGAGATGGCAGGCGACTCTGGCGCAAACAAGGAAATCACGATTCCAGTGAGCGGCTCCGTTGGTGTTAGCGTCGTGGCTAACGCTAAAGAAATCAGCATCAAATCGGCAACAGGAACCACGGGCGTGTCCATTGTGATTGACAACTAATATGAGCAACTCATTCACTTCTGCATTCGGATCATCTGGCGGAGGCGGCTCCGATGCCACCAAGCTACCTCTCGCTGGCGGCACACTCACAGGGCAGTTGATCCAGTCTGTCAACGGCGCAGCATCCACTCCGCCGTTGCTGCTGAATGGCACCATCTTCGCTGGTGGATCGGCCACCACGACCAAACCTCAGCATCTGATCGAGCCGACAGGCACAACATCAACCGGCTGGAGCACTCTCGGCACTGCGTATGGCGCAAACCTGTCAACAGGGTTTCAGGGGCGATATTTTGATGGTCAAATCAACGGGGTATCAAAAACTTACTTGGAGGCTGACGCTAGTGGGAAAACCACACTGGCACTCAACTCCTTCATTTTCCAAGGCGACTTTGGCGGGGCAAACAGGATGCGGATGGGGGGGACATTGGGGGGCTTCTACTTTGAGCCAAATAATTACATGGCGCTTGGTGCTGGATCTTACATCGGCTGGACGGCACTCGCTACCGGTCCAGGGAACACCACTCCAGACCTGACTATCAACCGAGATGCAGCAGCAGTCTTGCGGATTGGCAATGATGCAGCAGGCGTCACAAACCAGCACTTCAAAGCCTGCAACCGTATCACGTCAAACGGTGCTGGCGCAAATCTTACCGTGAGCGGAGGAAACTGCCGTGGGACGACGGGTGAAGGCGGGGTTGGCGGGTCGCTAATCCTAGCGACATACGCAGCATCGGGCACATCCAATACAGCCGGAACCTTGACGACCCGACTTACGATTAACACTCTCGGTGAAATCATACCTGTTCTGCCCACCTCGTCCGCCGGGCTTACGACTGGGGCACTTTGGAATAACCTCGGAATTGTAACTGTAGCCTAAACCAACATGACCATCACCATCTCCCTTACCGAAAAGCAGGAAGCCGCTTTTGCTAAACGCATCAGCAATAGCACCGCTGAAGACCTCGCCATCACGCTCATCACAGAGCAGGCCCAAAAATGGGCTGATGACGACTACGCATCTACCGCATCACAACTCGCCGCTGCACTCAAAAACCAACCGCAATCCGTCCTCGACGGAATCATTGCTCAACTGGAAGCCGCAGTATGACCCCCGAACTCGTCAAAACCATTCAAGCCGCTATGCAAGCTCAGTTCCAGGCAGGCTACACCACCGCGCAACTTGATGCAGCCCTCCAAGCAGCACTGGCAGCACCTACGTCACCCATACCACCCGCGCCTGAATCCGAGAAGACCGAGTAACACCTATGGATCCGCTTGAAATGCTCGTCCACTGCGACAACCTCCTAGGGAGGATTGAAAGACTGTGGAAGATGGCTTTAGCCATTCTGATGACGGCAGGTGGAGGGGTTTTGTGGGGAGCTAGGTTAGAGTGGCGGGTTACCGAAACTGCTGCAAGTTTGGTCGAAATCAAAACTCAAGCACAGTCCACGGCAATTGATGTTTCCCGCATCAAGGGACACATGAATATCAGCAATACCACACCTCCTGCCAGCACACTGCAAACTGCATCCATTCCGCCCTGCACAGAACCCTAACAACAAACCCACTGACTAATGAAAAAGAAACTCCTCCTCTGGCTATCCCTTATCACCAAAGCCGCATCAATCGGCACTGGTGTTGCATCTCTTCCCGTGGTCGCAATGCTGCCTGCTCAATATGCTGGCTATGCCGCCATAGCGTTTGCTGGTGCATCACTCGTCAAAGATACTGCAAACAGGATTGCAGACCTTGCTGACGATGGGGTGATCAACAACAGTCATAACGGTTAACAACACAGGTGAGTGGGGCGGGCGTCTTCCCGTTAGCCCGCATCAGAGTGCAAGCCTCTGACACTATACCACTTTTTGAGCCATGATCACGACCATTGCAGATGCCGCCGGCATCATTATTGCGATCATTTCTCTGACCATTTTCACGATGATGGCAATGTATAAACTATGAATACAACCGACTTCACTAAACTCGTGCAATCGCGTCTTGGTGTGTTTGCAGATGGTCAACCAGGTGACAAGACACTTGCCGCTTTGGACAAGGTATTGCCGGCAAAGGATCAACCAAAAGAAAACCCTGCACCAGTGATTACTTTCACCGGCGAAAAAGTCGATGAGCGCAGCGAACGTGTGATCGCGACTCTGCACCCACGACTCCACGACAAGACTCGTCAGCTTGTGCAATCGGCTGCACGCAATGGCATCAAGATCAAGGTGATCTCCGGACTTCGCACCTACGACGAGCAAAACTCGCTTTATGCTCAAGGCCGAACGTCATCTGGCAAGATCGTGACCAACGCTCGCGGAGGATATTCTAACCACAATTTCGGCGTTGCCTTTGATGTCGGCGTATTCTCAGCCGATGGCAGTAAATATCTCGACGAATCACCAAGCTATAAGACTGTCGGGCAACTCGGCAAAGCACTTGGTTTTGAGTGGGGCGGCGATTGGTCGTCCATCCAAGACCAACCACACTTCCAACTCCGTCCAGCTTGGGCGAAAGGAATGAAGGAAAGCGAGATGCTTGCGGAAATGCGTCGGCGCAAATCAGCCGGTGCTGATGTATTTTAACCAACCATGTATATCATCGAGGGCAAGGAATGCGGCGTGTGGCAGTCGATAGATGAGGCTGATTCTTTGAGCGATGCGATTAGCCTAGCGTCATGTCACTGCGCCAACCTGCCCGAAGATCGAATCAGGATCTCAACTCCTGATAATGAAATTTTATGATCTCCGATTTCGAGCGCATTGCAGAGCACTTTTGTGCCACTGCTAAATGTAAAAAGCGGAAGACCGCAACCTTGCAAGTGCATCACGAGCCTGGCGTGACGTGGATATGCTGCGGACACGAGAAATGCGCGTGCGTGCTGAACGATGGAGACTCATCGCAGTTGTCGGAGACGCTGGCAAAATGGCAGCGGCTGCACGGGTGATGTGACTTTTTTGACAAAATAAAATAAATCCGCTTGACGGGTGTGGGGCGTCTGTGCTTTTATTGCGTCGGGAAACACAACACAACACGAATATGAAAACACGCAAGATCAGCCAATACAAAAGCGAGTCACATTATGCCCTTGGTGACTATCGTATTGATATTACACGCCGCACAAAAGGTGATGGGGTTTATGCCAAGCGCGAGTCGTGGAGCGATGTGGTCATTTGGAGTATGGCTAAAAAGGGAGTGAGTCGTCAAGCATCCAGCCTTGCTGACGCTGCTCAACTTATCAATTCAGGCAAATGCCAGTTGGCTTAATTTAGTCATCACACACTATTATGAGCACAACACTACATCACGAAGAGACGACAGTTGCAGAACTTGTTGAGCGGACGAACCGCAACGGTTACACTGGAACCGTAATGGTTAGCTTCCCGTTCAATGATTACCGCACTAGCCACGGAACCAAAGCACACAGTCCACAACGACACCTCAAACTCCTCACTGATAAGCGTGGTGCTTTTGTCCGCTTTGATGGTCGCAAGTGGGACATAATTGGAGTAAAGGCTTTAGTGCAAACTAAAGAAGATGGCAGCACATATCGCCATTTGAGCATTACAACAATCAACGCACGCTAATCACAAATCAGGGGCGCGTCTGTAACGCGCAAATTTAAACCGAACACAACAATGAAATTCCGCATCTTCGACACCTTCAACCGCCGCGTGGTCAGCAACCACCGCTCTCTGCGAACAACAGTCATCGCACAGGATAAGTTCTCCAAAGCGGTTCGCCGCGCTAACGGAGAGAACAGTTACATCCCCACCATTATCGAATACACCGATGATGAGGGCGACTGGCTCAAGCTACCCACCGACGATCTCCATGATGCTCAAATGCAATATGTTCACGGCTGGTAAAGCTTACTAAATACAACAATGATTCTCCTTCCATTTCTTTGCGGCTCACTTGCTGCCACCATGATATTCACGGTCTTCATTTGGAGACAAGGTCGCCTCGATGAGCGGCTCATTCGTCACATCCGTCGGAACAGTTACAACAAAGGATGGAATGATTGCCAAGATACAAAATTTCACGCAGAATAATTCAACACACACACATCATGAAAATCAACGGAACCAACATCAGCACTATCCCAGAGCAATTAGCCTTGATAACCAAGGCAATTGCCAGCCTACTGGAACTGACAGATATTTGCTCGACTACACCAGATATCCGCTACGGAAATGACCTTACGGAAATGGTCGGAGTTCCTGGCGTATTCTTTTCTCATCAGAATGGCAACATTGACGGCATCTTTGCCGGCGGCACTGATATCAGCGAGATTGTGTCACAAGGCACTTGGAATGCTTGTGAAGAGCAGGCGGAACAAATTTACATTAGCGAGAATGCTGAGCGTAGAACAGCAGCAGCACAAAATAATGCTGACTGTAAGGCAGGGAAATAAACCAACAACACACAACGACAATGAGCACACAAATCACCACCACAGAAATCACAGACGTTCAAATTCAGCGGGAGTCAGCAGCATTTGACATGCTGCAACGTCAGGCAAAGATGTTCGCATCTTCCAGCTTGGTGCCTAAAGAGTTTCAAGGCAATATTGCCAATTGCGCCATCGGCATTGGAATTGCCAAACGTCTCGGTGCAGACCCGTTTATGGTGCTTCAGAACGTGGACATCATCCATGGTCGGCCATCGTTCAGGGCTACGTTCCTGATCGCTATGGTCAATTCTAGCGGTCGCTTTGAACCTCTGCAATACCGCATGGATGGCACCGAAGGCACCGGTGATCGCTCATGTGTCGCCTGGGCAAAATCAAAAGATGACGGCACTGTCCTCGATGGGCCAAAGATCACGCTTGCTATGGCAAAAGCCGAAGGCTGGAGCACTAAGGCAGGATCCAAGTGGATCACGATGCCTGAACTTATGCTGCGCTACCGTGCGGCCGCATTCTTTGCCCGTCTCTACGCGCCAGACATCACACTTGGCATGATGACGGCGGAAGAGGCTCACGACCTGCCAATGCGCGACGTGACGCCATCCGCATCCGAATCATCCCTTTTCAAATCTCAGCGGACCACCGCTAAGAATGGTGCCTCACCTACGCCGATTGTTGGGCAGTCGGCGGAGGTTTTCAACGAGGCATCATCCCTAATTCCTGACGACTCCACAACCGCGCTGGATGCCGTGAAGGCGTGGCTCAAGGCGAGCAAAACCGAGTGGACGCATATCAATCAAGCGCTCCTTGATAACGGCGTGCTTGATGATGTGCGGCACAATCCAGACGACTGCACCGATGACGAGTTGCGGCAGGTCATCGGGATGCGGACGCAACTTGAAGCGATGAAAGGGGGCGTGAAGTAATGAGCTACTCCAACCCATTCCCAGACGTGCCCAGCGCCAGCCGCATTGAGCGAATCCACCATTGCCCTGCCAGTCTCCAGATGGAGCAGGCATCGCCTAAACGCGAGGAAGATACGAAAGACGCGGACGCAGGAAACGAAGTTCACGCGATCCTCGCCGGCGAGGAAGATGACGATAAATCGCCTTATAACATCGTCCAGACTGCGGAGATGTGCAGCGATCAATGCGACAGACTGCGCGATGAATGGCTCATGCCTGCGGAGACATACGAGGGATACAGAGAATTGCGCTACGGCCTAACCACGCTCAGCAACGTGGCAATCGTTCGCCAAGATTCCCGCGCAGACTTCATTTTCACCGGACAATTCGACCGCCTTTATATCCAGGGCAATCGTGGCCTGCTGGTGGACTTCAAAGCGTTACACGGCGAACACACGAACGCGCTTCACAATCCACAGCTTGCTAGTTTGGCGGTGCTAGTGGCGCGCAGGCACAAACTGACATCGGTTCGCGTTGCTTTGGTCCAGCCTTGGAAGGGCAAGCCGACTGTTGCCGACTACATCGAAGGCGATCTATGTCGGGCGCAAGTGTGGCTTGTTGAAACGCTGCGATATGTAACCGCTGCAACGCCAGACGACCGAAAAGCGGGCAAGCATTGCAACTATTGCAAGGCCAACTCAGTCTGCGAAACCTTCCGAGACGCGCAGTTGCAAGCCATCGAAGTTATCGACCCGATGACCATTGCCGGGATGGATGACGAGACGCAGAAGTCGGCAATGTGGGCGCGTGCTTGCGCTCTAACGCCTGCACAGCATGAGGCCGCATACAATGGACTCGCGATGGTCAAACGCTACGCACACGCCATCGGTGCCAGCTTCAAGGCGAGAGTCGAGGCGGGCGAGATTCCAGGCTACGGAATCAGGGAAAAGAAGGGTAAGCGGTCCGTGTCGGATGTCGGCACGGTATTCACTCGCGCCGCCACTCACGGTGTCACTGCGGAGGCTTTTACGGCTGAATGCAGCATTGCGATCGGCGCGCTGAATGGACTGCTTAAAACGGCCACAGGCGAGAAGGGAAAGGCGCTGGATGCAATCGCGGCGGAGGTGCTGAGAGATGCAACGGAAACAAGCAAGGGATCGACGGAAGTCGTGAAGTTGACGATGGAATAACAAAGAACACACCACATGGACACATACAATCAATTCATCATCGGGAAAGACCGATCGAGTAAATCAACCGGCTTTGAGCCGCATGACATAACCGTCCCTGCCTTCGACTGGCAAGCTCACGTCATTAAGTGGGCTGTGAGAACTGGCAAGGCCGCGCTCTTTGAGGATTGCGGACTTGGCAAGACTTTGCAGCAGCTTGAATGGGCGCATCAAGTGGTCAATCAGACATCGGGCAAGGTGCTGATTCTCACGCCGCTGGCGGTAGCGCATCAGACGGCGCAAGAGGCGACTAAGTTCGGACTCTCCGCGCAGGTTGTGGAGTCTGGCGAACAGATGACAGAATCGGGCATCTACATCACGAATTACGACAAGCTAGAACACTTCGCGGATGTCGAAGTCGCTGGCGTCGTTCTGGATGAATCCAGCATCTTGAAAAACTTTACAGGCAAGACGCGGCGCGCCATGACTGACAGGTTCAAAGACACGCCTTATCGCCTTTGCTGCACGGCTACGCCATCGCCTAACGACTATACTGAGTTCGGGCAGCACGCTGACTTCCTCGGCGTGTGCTCGCGCGCGCAAATGCTCGCTACGTTCTTTATCAACGACACGTTCAACACGGGAGATTGGAGGCTTAAAAAGCATGCTGAGAAGCAGTTCTGGGAATGGGTGGCGAGTTGGGCCGCGTGCATCGGCAAGCCGTCAGACATCGGCTTTGATGATGCTGGTTACATCCTGCCGCCGCTGAATCTGCGCACGGAGATCGTGGAAGTGGACGAAACAACCGGCAGCGATGACCAGCTATTCAGGCACGCTACGCTCTCAGCAACCACGATGCACAAGGAAATGCGTCTTACTTCACCAGCGCGAGTCGCAAGGGTTGCAACGGAAGTGAACGCATCAACCGAGTCATGGGTGGTATGGTGCAACACGAATGACGAAGCCGATCAGCTCGCGAAAGCCATTCCTGATGCGGTTGAAATTCGCGGCAGCGATAGCGCCAAGAAGAAGGAAAAGGCGGCGGATGATTTCGTTTCTGGCGCGGTTCGGGTGCTGATTTCAAAGAGCGGCATCTTTGGTTATGGGATGAACTGGCAGCATTGCAGCAACGTGGCATTCGTTGGCCTCAACTACTCATTTGAGGACTTCTACCAGGCGCTGCGCCGCTCGTATCGCTTTGGACAAACGAAGCCAGTTAACGCGATCGTCGTGCAAGCAGCAACGGAGGGCGCAATCCTTCAAACCATCAAACGCAAGATCGAACAACACCGCAACATGCAGGAGCAAATGAAAATGGCATCAGAGGCATTCAAAGAGAACACGCAGAAACTCACACACATGAAGGAAGACATCACCACAGCGACGGGCAAAAACTGGACAGTTCATCACGGCGATTGCGTCCGCGTTGCGCGATCCATTCCAGATCATAGTATTGATTTCAGCGTGTTTTCTCCGCCATTCGCGGACTTGTTCACATACTCCGACGATCTGCAAGATATGGGCAACTGCGCGGATATGAACGAGTTCACGGCGCATTTTGAACTCCTGATTGCGGAGCTTGCGCGCATCATGGTTCCAGGGCGTGAGGTTGCGGTGCATTGCGTGGACTTGCTGGCGACGAAATGGAAGCACGGAGCTATCCAGTTTCAGGATTTCAGCGGCGAAATCATCCGCGCATTCTGGCGTCATGGTTTCCTTTTTCACTCGCGCATCTGCATCTGGAAATCACCAGTGACCGAGATGCAACGCACGAAGGCACACGGACTGCTTTACAAGACACTGAAAGCCGACTCATGCGATTCCCGCGTTGGTTGCGCCGATTATCTGCTTGTCTTCCGTGCGCCCGGCGAGAACCCAAAGCCAGTCACGAAAGATCCGGCACGCTATCCGGTGGACTGGTGGCAGGAGGTGGCATCACCCGTTTGGATGACAGTCGATCAGGGGCGCGTGCTGAACCGCAACGGGGCGCGTGATCACAAGGACGAGCGGCACATCTGCCCGCTGCAACTGGACGTAATCGAGCGTGCAATCACGCTTTGGAGCAATGAAGGCGATGTCGTGTTTTCACCCTTTACGGGCATTGGCAGCGAAGGGGTCGGGGCGCTTGAATGTGACCGTCAATTCATCGGCGCGGAACTCAAGGAAAGCTACTTCAAGCAGGCTTGCGAGAACCTGCAAAACGCGAAGTCGCAAACCGATCTGGCGCTATTCGCATGACATCAATCACAATCGTCCTGCCAATCCCTGCGCGCAAGCTATCTCCCAATGCCAGGGTTCACTGGGCCGAGAAAGCAAAGCTCACAAAGGCATCGCGCAAGGTAGCGCATCTCGCGGCACTTGAAGCTCTCAACCTTCGCCGTCCGCCAGGATGGGTGAAGGCGAAGATGAATGTGAAGGCGTTTTTCAAGACGATGAACTTTCCCGATCCTGGGAATTTTATGGCAAGCCTAAAATCGAGCGAAGATGGGATTGCTGATGCCGGCATTATCGTCAACGACAGAGCACTCTGGCCTGAGCGTCCGGTCTTCACAAAAGACTCAATCAATCCACGCATCGAAATCACCATCACAAAAGAAAATGAATAGCATCCAGTCCATGAGAAAAGCACTCGCTCGATCACGAGTTATTGCGTCTCAGCAAACAATCGAAGCAGACAATTTGTCTCGTGATCTTTCCAAACTTATACGATCAGAGATGATTCGCAATGCAGTCACTATCAAACGACTCTCGGAGAAATCCAAAATCCCAATGGCGCGAATTGTCAACTGGCTGTGTGGTAGCTCAACGCATTGCATTCCGCCAGATGTCATCACCAAATTGTGGAGCGCAGCATCAACGTCAAAGTCAACTAACCCTAAAAAAGAAATAACCAAATGAACGCACAACAATTTATCGTCCGCTTAACTCGTGATCCAGACATCCGTTACACACCTGATGGGTCAGCAGTCGCTCAATTCAGCGGAGCACTCGACATTGGATTCGGTGACAAAAAGAAAACCGTGTTTCTGGATTTCAAAATCTGGAAAAAGCCGGCTGAAACTTTTGCTAACTTTGTGAAGAAAGGTCACGTCATTGCTATCGAAACTAGGCTTGATGAGGACAAGTGGAACGATAAGACAACCGGTGAGGAAAAGCGCAAACTCATCTTCGTTGTCACCCAGTTCACCTTGCTACCAAATGACAAAGCAAGATCCGCTCAACCAGCAATGCCAGAGCGATCAGATCAATTGCCGTCACGCAAGATCACTTATCAAAAGCCTGAGCCTGACCTTGATTCTACTGACGAAATTACTTTCTGATAACCAATAAACAAAACAATGAACACAACAGAACGAACCCTGGCAGGTCGAAGGAAGTATGCTCTGCATGCTGCACTAACAAACGATGACAAACTGCGAATTTTAAAGCGTGCAAACGCAATCTTGCTGGCAGGATACCCAGTATCAAAAGCTGAACGCAGAGTCGGTTACAACATCGACGATATGCGGAAGTGGGCTGAGGATCTTGAGTATCCTTTGAAGGTTACGAAACTGTCGAAATACAAAGCACGAACATTATGAAAACCCCAAAAGAACTCGCCGACATCGGCGCAGCGGCGGCATTTGCCGCGGCGGCATTTGCCGATAACAAAAGATACCACTATATGAGCGTATCAGAACAATCTCACTCATGGGAAGCGGACGAACCAGCCCGTCAAGCCTTTGCTCAAGCGGTGAAGGATGCTGTCATGGAGGATTTGGTAACGAATCAGATTTCGCCACCAACCGAACCCGCCCTTGTCCCCTTGGACATGAACGACATCCGCGCCACGGATGAGTTTAAATCGGACTTTGATAAAGGACGCGTACAAACAGCAAACCTGTGGGGCAAACATGGAGTCGGACTCATATGGACAGGTCAAGTGTCTTACGCAGACCTAGCCACAGCCTACCTTCGCCGCCAGCACGGCAGCAACGAATGGAAACCCTGCACTAAGGAGGTCACGGTATGACCCAAGAACAAAAACAAATCAAAATTGCAGAGGCTTGCGGGTGGACTGAAATCGAGCCTTGCACTTGCCACAATGGGCAGGCGCGAGGATTCCAGCCAGTTAAGGGAGCGCATAAAAAGCATACGCCCGACTACTTCTCCGACCTCAACGCGATGCATGAGGCGGAGAAGCTGTTGGCAGGAGAACAATGGGTAAAATATGTGCGGTTTCTCGGAGAAGCTACCCAAGAACAAAAAGGGCGTTGTCACGCAACCGCCGCACAACGAGCCGAAGCATTCGGCCTAACCCTTGGACTTTGGAAATAATTTATGACCACCACCGAACACCTCAAAACCAAAAATATCATTGCTATAGCAACGGTAACAAACCAAACGGGATACGATAGTTCACATGTTTTTCGGCACATTTTACCCGTTACCGTGGCTACAACGGTTGGAGAACTTATCCAATGGGCGAACAAGAGACATATTTTGAACCTTGTTAGTCTTGAAATTCAAAACACAGATGAAACCCTATGACCGACACACCACGAACAGACAATGAGGCTTTTTCGCTGCCTGTGCCAACTGGAGAAATCAGTCAAGGCTATGTGCGCGCAGACTTCGCCCGCCAGCTTGAGCGCGAAAACGCTGAGTTGCTGGAGGCTTTGAAACTTCTTACCAGTCACGGCCATGCTGATGATTGCCTACTAATCAACAGGGCGGGCGAATCGTGCGACTGCGGTCTTGATTATGCTCACGTTATAATCGCAAAAGCGAAAGGAGTTCAACCATGAGCGACACACCACGAACAGACGCAGAAATCCTACGAGTCCCAAGTTGCTTTGAGGATATTGACCACCATGTAGTATTGGCAGACTTCGCCCGCCAACTTGAACGCGACATCACGGAACTCAACGAACGACTCATTGACCGTCAGAAGACGCTGATGGAACAAGCCGTCAAACTCCAAGCAGCATCCCGACTCCTGACCCGTTGCCGCGATTCAGCGGGCCGGATGGAGATGGGGTTGTATGAGGACATTCAGAACTATTTGCATGACGACAAAAATCAGACCCCGCCGCCGATGGCGTAAATCAACACAGCAGACGCTATCGGCGGTTGTCTGCATTTTTCTTACCCATGAACGATCTTATTCACTTAGCATGTCTCAACGCCTGCCGCTCTTTCGGTGGGAATGATGGAGTATTTACGTCCGCAACCTTCGGGCTGGAGATGTCGCGCCTCGCAAACCTCGCAACTCCGATGGATGGACAAATGGTCGAGGTCGTGCTGTGCGGGAGGAAAGGTATCAAAGCCCTCCGGCCCGCTTACTGGCAAATGGATAACGAAAAGGATCAGGCAACCCGTGGGGCATGACCACGAAAGACTTTCAACCACCAAAAACTATGATCGAAGAAACTGATATTCAAACTCCGACAGATAGCCCCACTGGGTTGCCTGCATCCGCTTGTTCTGAGTTGATCGTCGGCAAATTGCGCGACTGGCTCAAGAACCTCCCGAAGCTGGAACCCACGGAAATCGTGGAAGGCCGGGAACAACGAATCTTCAAGATGCCGCCAAGCGCGGACAGATGGAAACTCCGATCCGCGACCTACGCCGGAATCGCTCAAGCGATGGCCGATCAATGGTCTGATTCTCGGATGAACGCTTCAACTCTGCCGACCGAAGGGGCGGCGACTGACTCATGAAATCACGAAAGACTACATCCGCCCCGAATGTTGGCAGCAGTGCCATGGTTCTGCCTTACGCTACGCCACCGGGGGACACTCTGCGCGAGACACTGAAAGCAAAGGGCATCTCACAAACGCTGCTCGCCGAAACGATGGGCAGGCCAATCAAGACGATCAACGAAATCATCCACGCGAAGGCGCGAATCACTGAGCACACGGCGCTGGAGCTTGAGCACGCGCTCAACATCCCCGCGCGCTTCTGGATGGCACTCGAAACCAACTACCGCCTCGCACTCGCGAGAGGGCAGAACAAATAGCTCACCGACGCAGTTCGGTGCAGCGCACGTTCAAAAAATAACACAACACAACACAACATGAACTACTACAATGAACACGACATCAAAACAGCAGCATGGTTACGCGAACTCATCATCGCAGGACTCATTCCAACTGGAGATGTGGACGAACGATCAATTGCAGAAGTGCAACCCAACGAACTCCGGCACTATACTCAATGCCATTTCTTCGCTGGAATCGGTGGATGGTCACTTGCACTCCAGCTTGCAGGATGGCCAGCAGATCGACCCGTTTGGACAGGATCGTGTCCATGCCAGCCGTTTAGTTCAGCAGGCAAAGGACTTGGAGACAAAGACGAACGCCACCTCTGGCCAGTCTTCTTTGATCTCATCAAGGAGTGCCGCCCTGACGCAGTTTTTGGCGAGCAGGTTGCGTCAGCAATTGGGAAAGGATGGCTTGATGGAATACAAGCAGACCTGGAGTCAGAAAACTACGCCTGCGGGTCGGCTGTATTGGGCGCACACAGCGTCGGCGCACCGCACATCCGGCAACGACTCTATTGGGCCGCGAGTTTGGACAACTGGAAAAAAGTCAGTTTTGCCGCAGACTGCCTCGGAGGAGACGAGGACGAACCAGGGGATGAGTGCTCAATTTGCGGACTCAGCTACACCGACGATTGCAAATGTCCATGGCCAACACAGGATGGATACGAATACACAGAACGAGACGGAACACTCTACGCTCGCTGGATGGGCTACACCAGGGGCGAGGGATCACAAAGACACGGTGGGCATGTCGATTACGGGAGTGAACCCAGACGGGAGTATCAGGAACCGATTAGACCAGTTGGGAAGACAAGTTGGGCTAATTCAAATCAACCCATCTGCCGAGACGGAAAAACCCGTCGCATACCAACTGAACCCGCATTTTTCCCGTTGGCTCATGGGGTTCCCGAACGAGTGGTGCGACTGCGCGGTTATGGCAATGCAATCGTACCTCAGGTCGCAGCGGAGTTCGTCAAAGCATTTTTAGAATCATGAAACCACCAGCATTCCAATTCTACGCCGACGACTTCATTGGCGGCACTTGCGATCTTTCCGCGAAGGAGGTTGGAGCATATATTCGTTTGATTTGCTATCAGTGGTCGAAGGGAAAAATTCCCAGTGACCGAAACAAATTGAATCGCATCGCCGGAACAAATGTAACGCTTGATGTGTTACAGAAGTTCACTGATGGAATGAACAAAAGGCTTGAGAATGAACGAACTAAACAGGAAGAATACAAAATCGAGAAGGCAAAAGCTGGAAAAGCTGGAGCAGAAAAGCGATGGCACAGCTATAGCACACCCATCGTTTTGCCATTAGCAGAAGGTATGGCAAACGATAGCTCTCCGTCTCCGTCTCCGTCTCCGTTACCAATTAAGAGTTCTACGAACTCTAAGAAGAAGGTCAGGAATGAAATACCAGACGACGAATGGATGACTCAACTCAAGACCAATCCAGACTACACCGGAATCGACATCACAGCAGAATTCCAGAGAGCACACCAATGGTGCCAGAAGCATAGCCGAAAGAATACTCGACGCTTTTTCCAGAACTGGTTGTCGAAATGTGAACGACCGCTCAATATCAAACCCAAGTTCCAACCACCTTCATGTCTCTAAACCTACCTCATTCCAACGAAGCTGAAAGTTCGCTCATCTCGTGTTTCCTCCAAGATCCTGTCGAACGTATTGGTGATGCTCGAAACACGCTGAATGCCTCTGCATTCCATTCAGACGTTCACAGGAAGGTTTTCACCGGACTTGTGGCACTGTATGACTCAGGATCCCCAATTGATGCGCCTCTGCTCACTCAGCACTTCCGCAACAAGGGAGAGTTGGAGTCGGTTGGTGGTGCAGCCTACATCTCGGAGCTGTTCTGTTTTGTCCCGCACTCCAGCAATTACCTGCAATACAAGCGAGTCGTCGAAGATAAATATTTGGCGCGACGAAACATTGAAGCGCACCAAGCAGCATTAGCAGCGTTTGCTGACGAAAGCATACCGATCGCGAATGCCATCGAAAAAGCACAAGCAGCGTTGGATGCAGTCGACAATGTGGTAGTTCGCAAACTGTCACGCATCACGATTAAGGACGCGATCAGCCAGACGATGGATGAAATCGAAGAACGGATGAAACGAGGTGGAGCAATACCTGGGTGGACGACCGGTTTCCCGATGCTCGACCAAAAATGCGGTGGATTGCAGAAAGGTAGGGTTACCGTCTTCGCCGGCCTGCCATCAGACGGCAAGAGCGCAATCATGCAGAACTGCGCGAGGAATGCACTGGTCGCCGGTGCCAGAGTAGCCTGGTATTCGCTAGAGATGCCCACCACAGAGCAGACGATGCGACTCCTGTGTGAGGATAGCGGAGTCGATAACGGTGCGCTCTACAGTGGTTTTATGAGTCGAGCACAGCAGGAAATGCTTTCACGGTCGATTCGGCAACTATCCACGATGGGCTGTGATCTGGTCAATACCGACACAGCAAGTGCTTCCGATATCCTGTCAGACATCAAGCATGGAGGATACGACATTGCTGTCGTCGATTACTTGCAACTCATGGAGGATGAAGGCAGGAAGGGAGCAACCCGTGAAGAGATCATTGCACGCATCTCACGCAGGATGAAGCAAGTGGCAAAACGCACTGGAACGCACATTCTCACGGCAAGCCAACTCAACGATGCCGGCAAACTGCGCGAATCACGAGCAATCGGTCAGGATGCTGACGGTGTATTCATCATCTCCAAGGTCGAGAAACCAGATGGAGGCACAGATGATGCACTCAGAAACCTGTGGTGCGATAAAAACCGAGGCGGATCACGGCACTGGCAGTTGCCTCTCGCGTTCTCTGGGGCTACATTCACCTTCAAAGAAATTCAAGAATGACACAACATGAGAACGATTAACCCATATTTCAGCGCAATTCGTCAGGCCGATAAATTCATCGGCGATAGCCTCAGATCTAAGGCGTTCCGCAAGAAACGCATCGGGGAAAAGATGGATTATCTCGATGATGTTCATGACTATAAACTCACAGCAAACCAGCAAGATCTCGGTGAGGAAAAGAGCATGACCGGTCGAGAAGCATTCCAAACCAACAAAGTATTTTCCGAAATCTTCCGCGATGAAATCGGCAAAGAAATTGATGCCGGCGTTCCGTTCGGCAAAACGAACTCGACACTCAAGCGGTGGGTGCTCGCCAAACCTGAGGTTGAAATGTAACGCTTCGACCGTTACTGTTTGAATTATGCCAGCACTGAAAAATCCCAAGCATGAGGCTCACAGCCGAAAGCCTCAACCGCTTCCGCCATTTGAGGAGTTGAGCAAAGTCTTGTCTTATGACGCAGGCTCAGGCGTTTTTTGGTGGAAGAATCACGGATCATGAGCGCACTCAAAAACAGCAAGTGGGAGGCGTTCGCGCAGGCCGTGGCTTTGAACATGCCAGCGGGCCAAGCTTACGCCGAGTATGTGAGCGGTGGAAAGTGCTCGGAATCAACGGCTGAAACGACCGGCCCTAAGCTTGCGAGAAAATCTCAGATTGCTCTCAGGATTTCAGAACTGCGGGCTAGAGTCGGTAAGGCTGCCGACAAGAAGTTCGACATGACCAAGGAGACTTGGCTTGAAGAGCTGCGCGAGATCGCCACGGAGGCGCGCAATGCAGAGGACTTTTCAGCCGCCACTGGCGCACTGCGCGAGATTGGTAAAGGCGCCGGCCATTATGCGCCAGAAAAGGTCGAGCACAGTGGCGCGACTGAGATCGTGATTCGCAAGCTATGAGCCGCACGATTAAACGCCCTTACCGCAAAAGCAGGCGCTTTGATCGCACTTGTCGAAATCATGGCAGTTGCTCGTATTGCCTGAGTAACCGAATGCACAAACACCGAAAGCAGGAGGATAAAGCTAGTGACCATTGAGCTTCCTCATCGCTACACACCGAGGCCGTATCAGCTTCCTGCGTGGAGGACGATGGACGAATGCAAGCGTGTGCTGCTCGTGTGGCATCGACGCGCAGGGAAAGACAAGCTCTGCTTCACGAAGCTCATCATCAAAGCAATTGAGCGCCCCTGCAACGTCGCCTATTATTTTCCAACTGCTGCACTCGGTCGCAAAGCCTTGTGGCAGAACGTGGACGTGACCAACGGGATGCGCGTGATCGATCACATCCCGAAGGAACTGCTCGCGAAGCCGCCGAATCAGACTGACATGCGGATCGAGCTTATCAACGGCTCAACGATCCAGATTCTAGGCACCGATAATCTCGACGTTGTGGGCGGCAACTATTACGGAGTCGTGTTCTCTGAGTTTCAAAATCAGAACCCGCTCGCATGGGACTACACGCGCCCGATCCTCGCAGAAAACGGTGGCTTTGCATGGTTTAATGGCACGCCCAGAGGTGAGAATCACTTTCACGACATGCTCAAGATGGCGAAGACCAACGATGCATGGTTTGCCCAGGTGCTAACGTGCGACGACACGCAGGCTATTACAGCCGAACAGATCGACGAGGAGCGAAAGTCGGGCATGAGCGAGGCGCTTATCCGCCAGGAATTCTACTGTGATTTCTCGGTGTCCAACGAGAATGCAATCTACGGTCGCGAGATGAGCAAGGCGCTGGCAGAAGACCGCATCGGAGAGTTTCCTGTCGATGGAAGGTCGCCGGTGCATACATTCTGGGATCTCGGTGGGCCGCGCAACACGGTCGTTTGGTATGGTCAGCGGTTAGCGTTCGGCCGGTGGAGATGGATCGACTGCGACATCGGGCTTGATCTCACTATCGTTGAGCGATTTGCCCACATGAGCGCCAAGGGATACAGCTACGGCCGTCACTACCTGCCACACGATGCACGGCAAACGCAGCGCAATGGCGTTACTTTTGAGGCTGATGCCGCTGCTGCTGGGTTCAGGTCGATGATCGTTGTGCCGGTCATTCCAGACTATTGGCAGGGCATTGGCTATGTCCGCGAGCTGATGCCGAGCTTTGAGTGGAGGCTGCCGGCGTGTGAAACTGGAGTCAAAGGCATTAAGGCTTACGAGATGGCAGCAGACTCGTCATCGGGCATCGTCCGCAATGTCCCATTGCACACTTGGGCTTCACACGTCGCTGATGGCATCAGGACGATGGCAGAGGCTGATCGACTAGGATTGATTCACTCAGGATCAGGGCAGGCAACCTCAGCGCGCAGGCGAAGCGATGTGCAAGACACCAACTGACCCATCACCGGCGGATTACGCACGAAAGGTCGCCGCTGACCTTGGAATGTGCTTTGAGGAACTCATCACCGATGCGTTACATTCCGGTTACATTTACAGCAACAGCGAGTCGTTCATCATCGCTCATGATGTCTATCGTGAGTTCGGTGAGTCTCGGCAAGATCTGGCTTATTTTGTTGTGCTGGCAGTCGGAAACCTAGCTGAACTGGCTCGTCTTGACCTGAATCCGACCGATCGAAAGTGGATTGGATACTGTCGAGAGAACGAAGGTCACGTCTACTGGCTCGACTATCAGCGGCTCAGAATTCGGCTGGGAATGTGAAATGCCTTGCGCTTTCTCACTTTTGAGATGATTATCAAAAATGAGAAACCACAAAGGAGGCATTCATGGGCGGCAAAGCTAAAGCACCACCTTCACCACCTGCTGCGGCTGCACCTGTCCGAGCTGATGCGGCTCAAGGTGAGCAGGCATTGATTGCTGCTGGTCGTCGCAAAGGTCTGGCATCTACCCGATCGCCTAACGCTCTGGGCGCACAGACTGCACTCGGATCCGCTGCTGGACTTGGTGCTGTCGCTCCTCCTGCGATGCAACCTAATCCGGTTATGCCGGCGGCACCTGTGAAGACCATGAAGGCTAAATACTGACCACATGAGCGACTACATCGAGGGCAGTGATCGCACGGCAAGATGGCTCAAGCGTTACAATTCGCTAAGAGACTCGCGTGCAATATGGGATACAGCCTGGCAGGAGATCGCAGAGCACATCTTCACTCGAAAGGCTGGCGTTACACAGAAAGATTACACGCCTGCGAATCAACGTGATGCCAAGCTTTACGACATCACCGGCATGGATGCCATCGAACGTGCGGTGGCTGGTTACATGAGCTGGACGACCGACAAGACGCAACCGTGGATGGAGTTCACGCCGATCCTCGCGTTTCGCAATAACGATGCCGTCAAGAACTGGCTTCGTGAGTGCTCAATGCTTGCGTCGGAATACATCGCCAACAGTAACTTTTACGCAGAGCGGCACGAGTCGCTCTTTGATCTTTGGGGATTCGGCACGTCTTGCTTGTTCTCGCAGGTAACGCCAGACAACCAGACACGTTTCGAGAAGATCAAGATTGGCTCGTATGTGTTCGACACCGATCACAACGGTGCTGCCAACTGCGTCATGCGTGAGTTTGATATGACGGCGCGACAGGCTGAAGGAAAGTTTGGCCGCGATGAATTGCCCATTGCAGTCAGAGAAGCATGCGACAACGGCTCAGAAAAGAAGTTCACCTTCATTCACATCGTCGAGCCTCGCCCTATTGCTGAACGCGGAAACGATCTTGGCATGGCAGCAGGCAAGAAAAAGGCTTTTGTTTCAGCCTACGTTGAGAAGCAGAGCCAGAAGATCGTTCAAGAAAGCGGGTTCGACTCGTTCCCTTTCCACGTTGGACGGTTCCTGAAATGGGATGCTCTCGACGTCGGTGACGTTTGGGGATACGGCCCAGGTTTCTCGATTCTGCCTGAGTCTCGACAACTCAATTTCATGCAGAAGATGATGGATGTGTATGCTGAGAAATCAGTGTTTCCGCCCATGATGGTGCCTGACACGTTTGAAGGCACGCTGAAGACATCCGCTCGAGCCATGAACTACTATGGCGCAGGATTGAACCCTGACTCTATCTACCCGTTGCCGGTGAGTGGAGACTGGTCGATGGCATTGGAGCGAGTGAAGATGCGTCAGGAGATGATTCGCCGGCGTTGCCATCTCGACATGTTCCAGATGTTCTCCATGAACGCTGCCAACAATCGTGAAATGACGGCATTTGAAGCGTCACAACTGGCAGGTGAAAAGCTTGATGCCATCAGTCCCGCATTTGATCGCGATACCACGGACACGATTCAGCCGATGATGATTCGCCTATTTGAATCGTGGGCTGAAAATGGAATGCTCCCTCCTCCTCCTGCTGAATCTGTGCAGCAGATCGGGCCGAATCTTATCCAGGTGCCGAATCCAGTGATCACGATGACGAATCGGCTGGCACTTGCTCTGCGTGGATTGTCGCTGCGTGCTGCTGACACGATGGTGCAGAAGATTGCTGCTCTTTCGCAAGTGTTTCCTGAAATCGTCGATGAGGTCAATCCGTCGTGGTTCATTCGCGAAAGCTCAAGACTTGCTGGAGTCGATCCGTCATTCCTGCGTCCTCAAGAAGAGGTCGATGCGATTCGCCAGGGTCGTGCTCAAGCGATGCAAGCGCAGCAACAGATGGCGATGATGCAGCAAGCGGCTGGCGCGGTGAAAGACATTGGCGGCGTCGATAAGGCCAAAGAGGTCGCCCAAGCAATGACGTGAACAACTAAATGGAAGCACCAATAACACAACTGCTCTCACCTCTCACCGGTGACGAAAAAGCATCCATCGAAGGTGCTGTCATTCGCCTGTTCTCTAACGAGGACTTTCAACTCGTGTTCCGGTGGATGAATCAGACATGCGGCGGCGTGTTCTCGACCGTTTTCACGCAGTCCAACGGTGCTGACGCAATCAAGGCCGGTCTAGCAGACGGCAGCAAGGCGCACGTCAGGTGGCTACTCGATACATACCTTTCCCGTTACGACGAGAAACCAGAGAAACCAACAGAACAACTATAACCATGCCACTCAAAAAAAGGTAAATCTGACAAAGCAGTGTCCGCAAACATCAAGACTTTGATGCACGAGGGACGACCACAGAAGCAGGCGATCGCAATCGCATTGAGCAAAGCAGGAAAATCAAAGAAATAACATGATCACAATCACAGAAACAAACGAAGTGATGCGCGATGACGAGTTCATCGGTCGCATCGTCAATGATACCATCATCGCCGGCGAGAAGATCAGCGGTCGAATCTTGGGACAGATCCGAGACGTTGCGGCAAACCCGAATCTGAAGGTTTCTCTCATTAATCCCAAGCTCGACGAGCCTGCGCCGGCTGAAGCTGAAGAACCAGTCAAGCTACCTCCTCCTCCTTCGCGCTGGGATGTGAGCGAATTTGGAAATTACTGGGACAATCCACAGCAGTTCCAGCTTCGATTCGTCAACACTTACGGCCCCAGCGAGTTCAACTCGTGGAAGGCACTCAACATCAAATAAACACCATGCCCGACACACCACCCACCGAAGTAGTTCCTGCGCTTGAAACGCAAATCACGCCAACGCCGGCAACACCAGATATTCCGCCTTCAACGGTCACTCGACCTGACTACATTCCAGCTAAATTCTGGGATGAAGCAAAAGGCGAACCGAAGGTTGATCAACTCGGCGCATCATATCAGTCGCTCGAAAAGGCATTCAGCGAAAAACGAGAGATCAAACACCCAGGCGCAAAGGCAACTCCTGAGCAACTGGCAGCATATCGCGCCGAAGTTCGGAAGATCACCGGCGCTCCTGAAAAGCCTGAAGAATACGGGCTGAAAGCACCAGAGAATCTGCCTGAAGGCGTTGAATGGAATGCTGAAACCGCAAACAAAGCGGCTGCAATCGCAGCAGAATACGGCATTCCGCCCGAAGCACTCCACAAACTGATCGACCTCAACAATGAGAACATGGGCAGTATCATTGCCAAGTCTGCCGAGATGGAGGCTCAACAGGTGCAGGGCGTGATCGACGGGATGAATACAGAGTGGGGCGCAGATGCTCCGAACAACTGGCAGCGTGCAGCTCGTGGCGCATTGGCAGTCGGCATCGACATCAAGAGCAGCAAGCTAGCAAGCGATCCTGAGTTTATTCGCGCATCGTTGGCAATTGATAAGTTCCTGCGCGAAGATTCAGGCTTAATCAGCGGCGATAATGCTTCGGCTACCTACCAAGAGCAGTCCGAACGCATTCGCAAAGGCGACGATTACCAAGGAAAGAATGGCATTGAGAAGCAAACCGCTGCATTGTCTCAGCTTCAGCGGCTGCACAGTGCTGCTACCGCATAGGATTTGGGGTGCCGCGTTGTGTCGGCGTTTTCGCGCTCGCTCTAGCGTCCTCAACATGAGCAAGGGTCAGGTCTTAATCGGCCTGGCCCTTTTCATTGATACTCATTCAGATGGTTTGATGGCTTCATTGGAGCATAGCAGTCCCATTGCTGGGAATCTGCTAGCGTGAGTCACTCATTCGTCAGGAATCAGGAACACCATCGCACACTTAAATCTTCCCGCTCGGCTGTCTCAGTAAACACGGGTCAAACGACTCAAGCAGCAGCCTATCCTTTCGGATAAGACTTTTACACGATTGATCTGCTTTCCATCGTGCGCCGAATCTCCAACATTGGCCCACGTTGCCCAACTCAGGGACGCTACCAACT